GGTCCATACACCCTTTCTATAAAATCAATGTGTTTGGTAAGACGCTTGTCCAGATTATCAATCTTATCGTTAAGTTGTTTCATTTCTTTTAAGAAAACTTTTTTGTTGTCCGCCATTGCTTTCTTTATTATGTCTACTTCTTTACTCATTACATTCCTACCCAATATTTTAATAGTCCCATACCTAACAACGCCACTCCAATTGCGTTAAGAACAATAAGTGCTCTGTCATGCCATAGATAACCTACCCATAACCAACCTGCAACTCCAGTCATTTGGAATATGACGCTCCATGGAAAATAGTTTATAGATGTCAACATCCAACCAATAATAACGAAAACTACTGATACCCATTTTACATACCAACTCAAGTCGTGCATCGGAGTAACTTTTTTGAATACTCTACTGCTGTTCAACTTTTTAATCTTTTCGTCCAGTTTTTCTTTTATAGGTTCTATTTCTTTAGTCATTTTTAATATCTTTTACCAATTTCGCTTGTTCATATTTCTTTAACAGTTCCTTCTCTTTTATTATAAGTTTGTTCAATTGAATAGATGCCTGCATCAATGAAGATACTTTACCTAATTGTACCATGTGTCCATATTGGTCATACTTCTTTTTAGGCATCTTTTACCTTTCTAATCATTGTTGCTTTTCTAGGCCACAATTGATTCTTAATGTGTTCCTCATCAAAACCAGTCATTCTTTTCAACTTACCATTGACTTTTACACTGAAAGAATATGGAGGACCATCGTATTGTGTAAACTTCCATTTTTTCTCTGTTTTAATTTTAAATTTTCTTTTTTTAATCATTATAACTTTTCTCCCAAATCAAAACCTCTGAATCTCATAAACCTTGGAAATCTCAAACTGTATTCATCCTCACTGTCTTGATTCTTTGTAATAGCATCTGCTCTCACTTCTACAATCTGTCCAATCAATTTGTCTTTGTTTTTCCAGAACTGATCCCTGTTATCATCACTTAAACCAGAACCAACATTAGTTTTAATCTTTTTGCCATCATCTACGCCTTCACAAATCAAAGCACCTAATTTACCAACATTTCTGCCAGTGCCTTCTTCTGTTGCTTTGATTTCCAAACTCACTTCAATAAATGGTTTTAATTTTAACCATGCATGACTTCTTTTGCATTCATAAGGAGCATTGAGATCTTTAATCATAATACCCTCATATCCACCCTCTACGGCCCTTTTATTCACCTCTGTGTAAGTCTTTTGACCTTCGGGTGTGTCTAAGTTCACAATTTCATGGTCCAGCACTGTAACGGCGTTTAAATTGGTTTCATGCTTTTGGTACCATGCTTTTAACATGGCAGTTCTTTGAGTTTGTGTCTTATCCCAACTACCTTTTTTAAATTCTTCTAATGGTATGAAATCAAATAAATGTAGCACTGCATCTTTGGCATCAGCACTTCCTTTTCTGTGTACCTGTTTCATAAGGTCTTGAAAGTTCTCACTCATTACTTCACCATCTAGCACCAAAGGATATGGTGGTGGATCTTGTTTTACAACTGCTGATATTTGTTCTTGTATGTGTCCAAAGTTTGTAAACTCTTTGCCATTTCTACTGAACATATCAACTTTGCCATCTGGATACACAATAGCCAAAGTTCTAACACCATCCAGTTTTACTTCTAACATCTTCTCACCCACCAACTTCTTTTCATGGTTTGCAGAGTCATGGGCAAGTTGGCAAGTAAACACGGGCACCATGTACTTGCCAAACTTGTTCTTTTTTGCTACGGAGTTCACAGTTTTTTCTGAAACACCACAACGCAAATCTTTAATTAATATTCTTCTGTAAAAGCCATTCCATTGTTCTGCTGTCGCTGAACTCATCACAAGATTAATTGCATCTCTGGCATTGTGTCCAGTCAATTCTCTCTTGTTTAATTTGACAGCAAGGTCTTTGAATACATTCCAAGGACAACCTTGACCTGCTACAACTTCATCTTTCTTAGGAACCTGCTTTACTCCAAATGTGTACAACTTGTCCAAACACATCTTTAATCCTTCAAAGAACTCATCTAGTCCTTCGTGCATAGCATCCAATAATATTTTCTCCTTTGCCAGTCTACTATTGTCTGCTTCTAGTTTTGCAATTACGTCTTGTGGTTGTGTTCTCATATCAGTTTCACCAAAATGTATATTTGTAAAGCCAACACCGCAATAGGAACGATTGTTCTAATCAATTCCATAGTGTGGTTGTATTCGTCCAATTTTCTTTCCAATTTGTTTCTTTTTGCTTTTTTCATCATTAACATTATAACTCCATTATACAGGTTTTAAAACAGTTTGTTTTGCCATTTCTTTCCAATTTTCTGGAAATGCTTTTGCCAAATCTGCAATTTTAAGCACAGTTCTAAGACTGATCTCTCTCAATTGCCTTTTGTACTCATCAATAAACGCAACAATATCGTCCTGTGTTTCTTGTGGTAGCATATAGTTCTTAAGCATACCATCAGTTACAATCTGTTTGATTCTCAAAATCTTCTCTCTGATAGTGTCTATTGTTAGGTCTATGTAATGACATCTAGATTCTAATGCTTCTAAATGGTCTCTTAACTTCTTGCTTTTTACATTATCAAATTTGATGTTTGTAATAAAAATCACAGAACCAGCAAATTCAAAAGTATCAGGCACACCCTCTCTTCTTAACATATGAGAATCTGTGTTCCAACATATTCTTCTAGTCTTTTTAGAATCTAATGCCGCCTTTAATATATTCAAACTTAAATCATCTAACAATATACTATCACAGTCATCAAATACCAATACATTATCAGCACTTGAATAATTGTAAAGTTTACAATATAAGCCTATTGGAGACATAGCACCTTTTACAACTTCATATTTAGGTTTTGTGTTTCCAAGTGTAGACACAACTCCATATCTGTCTAACACAGTTTCAACACCAAACGATTTACCAACACCTGGAGGTCCTGATACAATCATTGCTCTCACATCACCTTTTTTACAAGCCTTTGTCATGCTGTCTAGTATTGTGAATCTTTTTCTCATTCTTTCAACTGTTTCAGCATCTGACTCCTCTTTAGGTTGTTCAGGTGCAGAATCTCTCAACTGATTCTCATTTGCAACATGAACTTTAATTTTATCTGATGTTGCACCTGCATAATCCTCAGGATTCACTTTTACTGTGATGTAGCCACCTTCTTTGTGTGGATGTGGTTGATAAGGTTTTACAAGTTGAAATGTTTGGTTCTCTATTAATTTGTTTCTGTAAGAACCTTCCAGAACGTATATTGTTTTTTGCATTGTGCCCTTTCTTGCCTATTAATATTGCCTTTTGTTATTCTTAATTTTACTTTCTTTTTCCAAAAAAGTCAACCTATTAGTCTGCTCTGCTTTCACTGATACAATCTAAACCAAAAGATTCTAATGCTTCTGCAAATGCATCACAACCGATTTCCTTAATACTCATAGATTGTGTCATTCTCCAAGGATGACTTTTTGGCATAATATCGTAGTAAGATATTCTCCAACCACCTTTATATGCTATATCACCAATTCCTTGTCTTTTTAAGAAATTAACGAATTTACCTTTTGCAGGTCTCACTTTAACATTCGCGAAACCACAGTACATTGGCTCCTCTTTGTCCTTCATGTACTCATCAACTGCCTTAACAGCCGCATCTTTGGCAGTGTGCCAAATGTATGTTGGATCTACTTTACTGTTCATAAATTTAACTATTTGTTTTTCTTCAGTTTGCATTGTTGCCCTTTCTATGTTAATTAAACTAATATTCTTTTTTGACCGTCCATATAACACGCACCAGTCCATTTTACAACATAATCACCAAAAATGTTACCTCTTGGAGCATTCAAAGTTGGATTCTGCCAACTAGCCGCCTTAAGGATATCACCTTTTTTAAACTGCACACCTTTTGAAGTAGTGAAGTCTTTTGCCGCTAAAAATGAATGAACTGATCTGCTAGTTCCAATGGCAGTAGTAATCTTAATATACTTCTTACCAGGTTCAACTCTAATGCTGTCGTTGAACTCATTCTTCATATTTTCATGAACTTCTTGTTGCGTTTTAGTTTGTGGTCTTCCAAAACCAACGTAGTCTTTTTTAATGTTTTCTATGTATTGTTCTATTTGTTTTTGCATGGTGCCTTTCTTTTTGTTTATAATACTATTATAGTGTCTGAAGTACCAAAAAGTCAACCAAAAAGAT